GCGACGAACCCCCGATGCCCTTCCTCTCCGGTACGGCTCAGGAGTACACCGACCTGCTGCGGCGGCTGCGGCAGTTCGTGGTGGGCGACCCGCTCGTGACGAATATCGCGTTCACGGGCACGCCCACGGGCAAGAACCTGAACCTGATCTTCGACACGAAGACGGGCGCGCCGGCCGAGACCTGGACCCTCACCTACGTGTCGGCGTCGAGCTGGTTCACGGTTACCGGCTCGGTCTCGGGCGCGCAGGCGAACATCCCGATCAACACGGACTACAGCAACACCCTCTTCTACTGCCGCGCCGTCCCGGGCGGCACGGCCTACGCGAACGGCGACATCTTCACCGTCACCGTCGGTGCCAACTCGATCCCTGCCGCCGACAAGTGGACGCAGCTGGAGTGGACCCCGTACGCCGCGCCGCTGCAGCTGCTCATCCGCGGCCCCGGCATCTCCGGCACGCAGCAGATCTTCGGTGGCATCACCACCGAGGACAACGGCGCGAACCAGAAGCACTGGCGCGTCGGCGGGTTCACCGCCTACACCGCCAGTATCCCGCTGGCCAGCCAGCCGAACGTCAGCTCCCTCCCCTACGTGACCCTCTGGCCGAACTCGATCCCCTTCTGGTTCTACGTGAACGGGGATCGCATCATCGTCGTGGCCAACGTCTCGGGCACGTTCCACTCGATGTACCTCGGGTACATCCTCCCCTACGCCACTCCCGCGGAGTGGCCCTACCCGCATTTCGTCGGTGGCGACTCGAAGTCGTCGCTCGCCTACAACGACACCACGAACGACCACCACGCCTATCTGATTCCAGCCGGCGGCGCGCACCTCCGCGACACGTTCGGCAACTGGCTGCAGTTCGGCATGTTCGGCACTCCGGGCACGCTCACCGACTACAAGATCTGGCCTTACCTCTCCGCGCCGGACCAGACACTCACCATCCTGGACAACATGGAGCCGTTGCCTTCTGACGGCACCTACCCGCTCTTTCCCATCCACCTCGTCTACCGCCCGAACAGCGGCACGCCGTTCGGCGCAGCGACTGGGCAGGTGCTCGGCGCGTTCAATGGTGTCTACGCCATTCCCGGCCTCTCGGTGACGGCGGGCTCCACCACGATCACGGTGGGCGGCGACACCTACGACGTCTTCAACGACATCTTCCGCACCGACCGCGGGTCCTACTACGCGGTGAAGAGGTAGATCGATGGCTCTCCAGTACGCCACGGGCTCCGCGGCCACGGTCGCTGCGCTGATCACCGCCATCCGCGACTTCGCAGTGAACCAGTGCTCGATGATCGACCTCGCCAACTCGGCGACGAATGTCACGAGCTTGCGTGGCGGGAACGCCGGCGACGACGGCGACCTCTACGTCCACCTCGACTCGAACACGGCGAACTCGCTGCGCGCGCAGCCGTCCACCGGGTTCACGAACGCGGTGACGTTCAACAACCAGCCCGGTTCGCCCAGCACGACCTCGAACCAGTGGGTCGAGGTGAACGAGCTGAACGCCACGATGACGTACTTCCTCTTCGGGGACAGCTCGTCGCCGCGCTACGTCCACTGCGTGATCGAGGTGCCTGCCGGCGTCTTTCACCACTTCCACTTCGGGACCCTCGCGAAATTCGGGGCATACACGGGTGGCCAGTACTGCCAGGGCCACTACTGGGACACCAACTTCTCGAACCTTGACATCTGCTGGGATCCGCTGCCGAACGGCGCACGGCGCTCGTGGGTGCGGAGCGGCCAGGAGAGTCAGATCTGGGAGCGCGGTGGTGGCTTCTCGTGCTCGCCGGCCAACCAGGCGGGCGAGTGCTTCGCCAACTCGCTCTTCGCTCCTGGGTACTCTCCGTTCAACACGCGCGTGCCGCTGGCGCCGAACTACGTCAAGACGCTGCTGGGTGGAACGACGCTGAGCGGCGTCAGCGATCGGATCATCGTGCTTGGTCACACGCCGGGCATCCGCGTCGCCACCCTGGAGGGCGTCGCTCCGAAGACGATCATCACGCTGGGCAGCGACAACTGGATGTTCTTCCCGGTTCGCAACCTCAACATCAACGCCACGTCCTTCTCGTGGGGTGCCGCCAGCCCGACGTCGAACCTCACCACCAACCACACCAGCCTCTGCGGCCTGGCGTTCAAGAAGGCGTAGCCAGTGCCCGCTGGCGCCGTGTCGCCGGGTGTGGTCGATCCGATCCACCCGGGACGGACTACTACGCTCGACGCCACGCTGGCGAACCCGCAGGCCTTCGGCCTCTGGGATGCTGGCCTTGCCCCGGACATGGCGGTCACGCCGGGCGTCCGCGGTGCGATCGGCGCGTCGTCGAACGCCCCGCTCGTCTGGGCTGGAGCGAAGGCGCAAGCGTTCGTCGACGACTTTTACGAGCGCGTCCACGTGGTCCCGAACCGCATCGACCTCGGGAACCTGATCAACCCCCAGACGCGCAACATCGAGGTCTGGAACGCCTTCATCGGGTCGTCGAAGACGCTGACGCAGATCCTGACGACGAACGCGTCGGGCACGACGCTCACGCCTCCGACCGGCGGCACGCCGCCGGCCACGTTCGCGTCGCTCCAGTCCCGCATCTACACGCTGTCGGTGGCGCTGGATGGCCCCCCGAACGTCAATGCGCTCTACACGTTCGACTTCTCGCCCTCCGGCACGCCGGCGCTGACCGTCGTCGGCTCGCGCATCAGCCTCTTCGCCTGGTCGGCGCAGAAGCCGCTCGTCGAGCGGGTGGCGTGGATGACGGACATCCTGGAGGCGCGCGGCGGGCTGGAGCAGCGGATCGCGGTGCGCGAGGCGCCGCGCCAGAGCTTCACCGCGCGCTACCTCGCCCAGGGTCTCTCGCAGGCGACGATGGAGGCGCTCCTCTTCGAGTGGCTCGGCCGCGTCTTCGCCGTGCCCGCCTGGGAGGATCGGCGCTACCTGGTCGCGGACGCCGCCATCGGCGCCACGGTCCTGAAGGTCGACGAAACGACCTACGCGGACTTTCGTGCGGGCGGGCTCGTCTCGCTCTGGCACGCCTACGACGACTTCGAGATGGCCGAGATCCAGTCGATTGGCACCGGTACGCTGACTCTCGCGCGGCCGCTGGAGAAGGCGCATGCCGCGGGCGTGACCGTGGTGGTGCCCGCGCGCCTCGCGCAGGCGCGTGACGGCGTCGAGCAGAAGCGGCACCCGTCGAACGTGGTCGAGACGGTCGTGCAGTGGCAGGCGGCCGAGTTCAAGGACTTCGCCGTCGACGACGCGACGCTCACCGCGGACGGCGTCCAGTTCTACCGCTCCGCGCCGGTGCTGATGGAGCCGAACATCCTGAACGGCGAGATCGACCAGCGCGTGATCAAGAAGGTCCGCACGATCGACGCCGACACCGGGATCTTCCGCGTCGTGCTGCCCCGCGCCGTCCCCGAGCTGGGCAGCGTCCGCGGCTGGGCGGTCGAGTCGCCGGCGGCCTGGGCGCGGCTGCGCCGATTCATCCACTCGATGCGCGGCCGCCAGCGCGCGTTCTGGGCGCCGACGTGGCAGTACGACATCACCCTGCAGGTGGCGGCCACCAATGGCTCGACGTCGCTCCAGATCGAGAACATCGGCTACACGCGGTTCGTGCAACAGCGCGTTCCGCGCGCCGACATCATGATCCGGCTCAAGACCGGCACCACGCTCTTCCGCCGGATCGACACGTCGGCCGAGGCGCCGGACGGCAGCTACGAGACGCTCACCATCGACAGCGCGGTGCCGCAGACCATCGATCCGACCGACGTCGACCGCATCAGCTTCCTGGAGATGGTGCGGTTCAACGCCGACGAGATCGAATTCACGCATCTCGGCCAGGCACGCGTCGAGGTGGTGGTCCCCGTTGCAGGAGTCCGCCAGTGACCTACCAGGCCCGTGAGACGTCGGTCCAGGACGGCCGCCCGCTGGAGCTGTACCTCTTCGAGTCGGACGGCGGCGCTGTCCGGTGGCCATACACTACCGGCGTGTCGGCGATCACGTTCAGCGCGGTCACCTACCAGCCCGAGGCTATCTCGCGCGGCGAGCCGATGCGCGAGGCGGACCAGCTCGACCAGGGCGGCGTCGTCATCACCTTGCCGGCGACGGTCGACTACGTCTCGCGGTTCGTCCTAGCGGTCCCGCGGACCGAGGACACGCTCAAGATCTACCGGACGCACATCACCGACTCGGAGTTCTACCTCTTCTACGAGGGCGTCGTCTCGCGCGTGTCGTTCGAGGGCGACCTGGCGAAGGTCGCGGTGGCGCCGCGCATGACCGATCTCGCGAAGGCGATCCCGAAGCGCACGTACCGCTCACTCTGCAACCACATCCTCTACGACGCTCGGTGCCAAGCGGTGAAGGCGACCTTCACTGACCTCGTGACGATTTCCAGCGTGTCGGCGGACGGGCTCACCATCCAGCTGACCGGCGCGCGCGACATCAGCGGCGACCCGAGCTTCTTCACGGGTGGCATGCTGCAGACGGTCGCCGAATCGCGGATGGTGCTGACGTTCACGCCGGGCAACCCGGCCAGCGCGACGCTGCGAACGCCGTTCCTCGCGCCGCCCCTGCCGGGCTCCACGATGAACCTGGTCGCCGGCTGCAATCACCTCGTGACGACGTGCGCCGCGCGGTTCAACAACGTCGTCAACTACGGCGGCTTCCCGTACGTCCCCACGAAGAACCCGTTCGAGACGGGCATCATCAACGACTAGGACGACACCCCCATGCCCTTCCCCTTGATCGCGCTGGCGCTCATCAGCATCGCGCTGACGGTGCTGTCGTTCTTCCTCCAGCCGAAGCCGGAGATCGAGAACGCGCGGCCGAAGGGCCTGGGCGACTTCTCGTTCCCGACTGCGACCGAAGGCCGCGGCGTGCCGGTGATCTTCGGCACGGTGCAGATCGCCGGTCCGAACGTCATCTGGTACGGCGACCTCAAGAACAAGAAGATCACCGAGAAGGTGAAGACGGGGATGTTCTCCTCGGAGAAGGTCACCGTCGGGTTCAAGTACTACGTCGGCTTGCAGTTCGCGCTCTGCCACGGGCCGATCAACTCGATCCGCCGCATCGAGATCAACGACCGCCTCGCCTTCAGCGGCACGTTCACCGGCCACGAGGCGGCGCTCAACATCAACAAGCCGGATCTCTTCGGTGGCGAGAAGAAGAACGGTGGTATCGACGGCACGCTCCGGGTCTTCCAGGGCACCACGACCCAGAACAAGAGCAGTTACCTCCAGGGCGTGCTCGGCGGCACGAACCTCCCGGCCTACCGAGGCATCTGCCACCTCGTCTGGGAGCAGGGGTACATCGGCACGCGCGAGTCGATCGCGCCGTGGAAGTTCGTCATCACGCGGCAGCCGAACAACCTCTCGGGCCTCACCTCGGGCGCGAAGTATAAGGTCCGCACGGACGACATGAACCCGGCCGAGGTGCTCTACGAG